TCCTTGATGGCCTTGCCGTGGATGGCGGCGTAGTCGAACGCCCGGCCCAGCGCCGACGGCAGGTCAGCGACCAGCTGGTCGTACAGACCGCCGGGGTTGGACATGGCGACCTCTTCGGACACCGGCACGAGGACGGCGACCTTCTTGCCGGTCATGAGCTTGACACCCACACCGCCGGAGCCGAGGGGCTTGACGCCACCCTCAGACACCCAGTCGGCGACGGGAATGTCCATCGGGACGGGAATCGCGGTCGTCGCGGCGACGGACAGCGGCACCCGGCGGGCGAGCTGCTGGACCGCCGATGCTTCCGTGGCCTTCTTGAAAATCGGCTCGGTGATGATCGGCGGCAGCAGGGTGCTGTTGGTTGCTGACAGATTGACAGCCATTGCAGGGGTCACCTTTCAAGGTGGGGATGATGTTTGGCGACCCCGACGGGTTGCCTTCTACTTTTGGAACAGGGACGCGAACGCTTCGCGGGGGTCTTGCGACACGGGCTTGCCACGGACGCCCTGACCGACGTCGCCGCGGGGACGCTGCGACGCAGGGGCCATTGCGGCCCACCGGTCAACCGCTTTGGCGATGGCCCGCTCGTCCGGTTCGCCGTCGTCGCCGACGAACTTGGACAGGTCGACGTCTTCGATCAGCGCTGTGACGTCCAGACCCTTTTCGGAGCCTTGGGCGCGCAGCTCGGCACGGGCTAGCCGTTTGCCGGATTCGAGGACAGCTTCGGCACGGCCGGCGGCTTTCGCAGCCTCGACCGCCTTCTCCTGCTCGGACATGGTCGCCTGACGAAGCTCGTCAAGCTCTTTTTGCAGGCTCCGGGCCTGCTTTTCGGCCGTGCGGGCACGGGCACGTTCTGCGTCCAGCGCCTTTTTGCCACCGTCGCCGAGTTGTTCGGTTTCGGTCGTTTCTGCCGTCTCCGTCGCCGTTTCGGCAGCGGTGGTTTCGGCAGCGGTTTCGTCGGCCATCGCGGCAGACCTTTCGTTAGCCCCGACCTCGCGTCAGGGACGTTCAGGGCGGCGGAGGCGGCGGAGCGGTAGGCGGCTTCGGAGGCCGATCCGCCGCATGCCGTGGCACATTCACAGGCACCCCCGGCACCGGCACAGCCGGAGTCGCCGCGGCAACCTCAGCCGCCAGTTCGGCGTCGTTGATGACACCCGGACCCGGCGAACGGGCCTCGACGATCGCCTCAACCCGAGCCGCAGCCTCGAGCCCGACCGCAGCCAAAGCGGCGGCACGGGAGAAGCCGTATTTCTCGACGATCTGATCTGCGGCTTTCAGCTGCTGCTGCACGTTCGCCAACGAATCGTCAGCCCGCATTTTGATGATGCGGTTCACAGCCGTAGGCGTGAAGCCCATGTCTTCGAGGTTGGCCCGGAACGGCAGCCCGATCGCATCCAACTTCTGCGCCGCATCAACCTGCTGGCCGATGGAACGGGTTTTCGGGTCACGCCAGATCGTTTCCATCGCATGCGCCTGATCCGGCAGCACACCGTCACGGACCAGCAGCGCAAGGCGCATGACCCGTTCCCAGCCGCCGCCGAACACCCGCATCTTGCGTTCCGCCCGGCGCACCAACGACGCTTCAGCCGACCGGATGGCATCGGCGCTGGCAGGGTTCGCCTGCGACATCAGCCCGACATAGTGCGGGGGAAGCCCTGCAATCGCCGCGAGCTGTGCGGCGAGCATTTCGATGCCGCGGACAAAGTTTTCCAGCGACGCCTCCGCGAACTGGCCGAACTGTGTCGAGCTCGAGTCCGACGTCCACACCCGGCCCGCTTCGGCGTCGGTCCAGAACTTGCGCAGCAACTCCCGGCCACGTTCCGGCCCGGCCTCATCGCCGCCCAAATCAATGCCGGTCGCCCAGCGGCGCGGCATCGCATGGTATTCGGCGGACACCATCATGTCCGTTGCCAGCTTGTTGATCGCATCAACCAGCGGAATGACGTCGGTCAGCTCCGACTCGCCGTACATGTGCGTCGGCCGGGGCCGGTTGATGAACGGAACGACCGGCACAATCCCCAAGTCATGGCCGATCCGGTTCACCGGCTGCCAGTCCCGCTGCACAATCGCCGCCGACATGTCCGTCTGCGCCGCAGCCAACGGAGCCTCGTACTGCCAAATTTCACCCGGCAGGAACAGGTTCGCGAACGCCATGTCGTCGCCGGCCCAGCACTTCACCGCCGACGCCACCTTCGTGGTGCCGGGGATGAAGTCGACGGTCATCTGCTCGGCAGACTCGACGGTGATCTTCGGTGTCGTCGGGTCCGAATCGTCAGCCCAGACGATCACATACGCCCGGCCATGCACCAACGCATCCGCATGACACTGCTGCGACTGCTCGTCGAGGTCGTTCGCCTGCCAGATCGCCCACAGGTCGTCATCGGCAGGCTGGTCGGATGCCAGGCGGAAGCCGTCAACATCAAGTCGTTCTTCGATGGAGTTGACGACGAGCCGCGGCCAGTTGACCACCAGGCAACGAATCCGGTTCTGCACATTCCGGGCCACGTCAGGTGACAGGAACGACAGCGGCTGAGTGCCCGTGTAGTACCGGTCGAGCATTTTCAGCAGCAGCGAATCACCCGACAGCCGGTTCAGCAGCTTCGGCAGCGCCGGATCGACCACAGACGTGTCCGGGACAGGCTGCAGCAAAGCCACAACGAGCCCCCAGAAGGTTTTGAGCGCCTAAATGGCGAGGAATCGGCCTCGACGGACCTTCAACCGGGCCACATGGCCCCATAACGCCAACGTCACCGCCGCCAACGGCATGATGGCCGAATTGCGCTGATCCCACACGAACGCATCACCCGACGCCCGTTTACGAGCACCGGCAACCGACACGTTCAGCTCAGGCTGGCCCACATGCCGCAACTCAGACCCCACGACAGCGTCATAGAAGTCGCCGCACGCCTGTGCATACGACTGCCGGGGTGCCTTGACGACCGTCAGACCGGCATTCTCGAGGTCCCCGAGCAACGCACCTGCTGCAGCATCAGGACGAAGTACGAACGCCGCCTCGGAGCGCTCCGCTGCAAGTTCACGGCAGCGGCTGACAATCCAGTCCGTCTGCGGCCGGTAGTCCACGACACCCACATGCTTCGCGTCAGCGCCTTGGCCGGCGACCGCGATACAGGCCCTGGAGCGGTCCTCAGCCACATCGACGGCGAACATCACCGGGCCGGTGACCTTCGACGCCGGGTCGGTCAGACGTTCCCACGCACCGGCCGGGAACAGCCCTGACGAGCCGGTGACGACGATCCCGAGCCGTTCACGGGCAAAACCCTCATCGGACATGGTCGACCGCTCATCGACGATCGCCTCATAGTCCAACCGGATGCCATAACCCGGATTCGCCCGAGCCCACGTCTGCCGGTCGTCCAAATCCACGTCGGCTGACTCGTCGATCGACCATTCGAGATAGGTCAGCGACGGATCACCTTCGCGGCCGCGTTTCATCAGCCGCGGCGCAACCTCAGCACCCGGTTTCGGCGCCGACCCGGTCATCAGCGTCTGCGAATCCGGCAGCGTCGTCATCGTCGGCTTCAACGCCTCGAACTCGGCGTCGGTCAGTTCCTGAAACTCATCCAGCACCGTGTCGTCGATCGTCAATCCACGGCCGGCGCCCGAGGTTCGCGTCCCGTAGATGAGCCGCTGACCCGTTTTGAACGTGAAGCCCCACTCGCCGTTAGCCGTACGGATGCCGCCCGACCGGTCATCCGCCAGCCGCTTCCGCAGCAGCGGAGAGCCCTCGATCAGCGCCCGCATCTTGTCGAACGCGCCCTTAGCCGTCTTCGCATGATGCGCGGTATGCAAGACGATCGCCGAATGCTTCAAAAACAGCCGGTGAAGCTCCCACGCCTCGTCGACGCAGCCCTTGCCGTTCTGCCGTGGAACGACCAGCAGCCCGGTACGGGTCACCCAGCGGCCATCGGCACGCTTTTGCAGCAGCTGGTCGAGCGAAAACGCCTGCCACGGGTCCAAAAACAGCCCGCAACGAGCTGCCAGCTCCACGGCCAGCTCACCGTCGGACGAAACGCCCTGCGGAAGACTAGCCAGCCGCGGTCGCTGGTCCCCGATCAGGACGTCGGGCAGCAAGCTCGTCAATGCCATCGGCCTCCTGCGCCGACGAAGCGCCTCGAATCGCGGCCATTACGGCCCGAAGTTCCTTCGCATCCCCCGCAGTCGCCATACCGGCCCGCGGATGGTCAACCGCATCGGCCAACGCAAGTGCCAACTGGCCCTCAACCGTCCCGGCCGCGTCCAACTGCTTGAGCTCGGCGGTGACAGCATCCAAAACAGCCATTTCTCACCCTCCGTGACCGAAGCCGGGTCTCAGGGGCGCCGCTGGCTCTGACCATCGCCACACAGAGTGACCATTCCGGGGTCCCCGGAGGCCCCAAAACGACCCCTCGAGCCCCCGAAAACCCGGTCAGAGACCCCGGATCAGACCCGCTCCGATGCAAAACCGCAGGTCAGCGTGCCTTTTTGCGGGGAGAGAAATGACGCGACTGGCGGTCGTTGAGCGGCTGC